AATAGACTTTGGCGTTGCTATACCAAGCACAAGTGTTTGTAATTTCTTTTTACATTATGGAACAGGAGTTATGACATTACCTAGTGATGGTAGTGTAACTGAAAGTAAGATTGGAAGTGGTGCTGTAACAAGTGCTAAATTAAGTTCTGGTAAAGTTTTACAAGTTGTTGGAACTCAAACAAGTACAGTATTTTCCACTACATCTACTTCTTATGTTGATGTTACTGGATTTTCACTTTCTATAACTCCATCTTCAACTTCAAATAAAATATTAGTTTTATTAAATTTTAGATATGGAAATAGTGCATCAGTTGCAAATACTTGTCAATTATTAAGAAATACTGATGTTATAGATTTAGGTGGTACAGAGAATAATTTAGGTAATGTTTTTATTGGACATGGTAGTTCAGGAAAAGGATTTGGACAAGTTTCATTTAATTATTTTGATACTCCAAGTAGCACAAGTGCATTAACTTATAAATTACAAGTTCATACAGATACTGGAGGAACACTTTATATAAATAATAGAAATGATGGTAACGCTACAACAAATATAATGGGGTCACTAACATTAATGGAGGTATCAGCATAATGATTATAGAAGCAATTTTAAAAATAAATTCTAGTGCAGAAGTTAATGTTATAGGAGATGATATTGATAACTGTCAAATTGAATGGTTAAAAAATACTACTCCAATATCAAAAGCAGATATTAAAGAAATGATACCAACAGTAGAGCAAGAATTAAAAGACGCTGAACAAACAGCAATTAACAAAAAAGCATCAGCTAAACAAAAACTAAAAGACTTAGGATTAGATGATGAAGAACTAAAGAGTATGGGGTTATAATATGGCAATAATTACACTAAACAAACAAGCACTTCCATCAGGAAGTATTCTTCAAGTTCAATCAACACTTGTAACTTCACCTTTTCAACAATCTATTTCAGCTCAAACAGATACAGCTATAACTAATATGAGTGTAAACATAACGCCAAGTGCTACATCAAGTAAAATAATGTTGATGGCAAGAATTGTAGGAGAATTAAGTATTACTAGTAATCAGGATTTAATGTATTTTATTTTAAGAGGTTCTACAAAAATTAATTCTGGTGACGCTGAAGGTGTTAGAAGTCAAGGTATCATACCAATATCACAAGGTTATTGGAATTCTAATGCTAGTTCAACAATGGATTCAGCAAATATGATTACTATAGATTCTACTCACAATTCAACTTCACAACTTACTTATCATATAGGACTAGGTGCAAATGCTGCCGCTACTTTTAATGTGAATAGAACTGTTACTAATTCAAACACTTATACTAATGAAAGAGCCTCATCAGAAATTATAGCAATGGAAATTAAAGGATAAGTAGATATGCAATACTGGGATAAAGTTAATGGTACTACTAACTGGGAAGATGCTATCGCTAAAGTGAAAGCAGATACACCTAAACCATAATGCCTAGAAAACTGACCCCAAAACAGATAGCAGAAATGGCTACTGGGGTTAGACTTTCATCACATGAGAAACTTTGTGCTGAACGTATGAAATCACTGCAAGAAGCAATAAAAGAGTTAAAAACCGAGGTAAAATCACTAAGGCAAGACGTATCAAAAGGTAAAGGAGCTATATCAGTTCTAGTATTTTTTGGAACAATAGTTACAGCATTAGTAAGTTTTTTTACCTGGGATGGCTAAACAAAAATTCGTACACTACGAACCTAGGCCAAAACCAAAGAAGAGACCAGGAAGGCACACTAAATCTTTAAACAAAAGTGCAAAGCGTGATTACAAAAAATATCATCGGCAAGGAAGATAATGAAATATATTTTAATACTTTATATTTGCACATTGTCTCCACAACCTTATTGCGAACAAGACCAAATAGTTAATAGAAAATTTAGTAATTATTATGACTGCATAACAGTAGGTTATTTAAATTCTTATCGTCATTTAACTGAAATGTATGACAGGGATGAAGTTATAAAAAACAAGTTAGCAATTAAATTTGAATGTAGAAAAATTGGAACACCAACATAATGATAGATAAACTAATATATAAGTTTCTAAAGTTTTTAGATAAGTTTTTTGCAAAAGTCGAAGAAATTCTAACTTTTGATTTTCCTAATTGTAAGAAAAAGAAAAAAAAGAAATGAAAAATAATAAATGGATTTTACCATTTCTAGGTACGATACTTATGGGGTTATCAACTTATGTTTTGGTAACAGTAGTAGAACTACAAGTACATTTAGGAATGTTAAGTGAAGAAATAATGTCAATAGATAAACAAATAGGCAGAATATATTCTCACATGGATAGATTAATGAAATAATTATGAGTGATAAACTAAAAGAATTACATGATGTTCTAACACAACAGTTGTTAGATAGAGTTAAAAGCGAAGATGCAAAAGCTTCAGATTTAAATGTAGCTAGACAATTTTTAAAAGATAATGGTATTGAGGCATTACCAGTAGACAATTCACCACTAAAATCTTTAGTAGATGAATTACCATTCAGCAGTGAAGAAGAAGTCTATAATGGAACAGATACCAACTAAACTTAAAGACTTTAGAAATTTTTTATATATTGTTTGGAAACATTTAAGTTTACCTAAACCAACACCAATACAATTTGATATAGCTAATTTTCTACAATCAAAAAATAAAAGAATTGTTATCAATGCCTTTAGAGGTGTTGGTAAATCGTGGATAACATCGGCATACGTCTGTCACCAATTATTATTAGACCCACAACAAAATATATTAGTTGTATCAGCATCAAAAAACAGAGCTGATGATTTTTCAACTTTTACATTAAGATTAATTAATGAGATTGATATTCTTTCACACTTGATACCAAGTGATGCTCAGAGACAATCCAAGATAAGTTTTGACGTAAAACCTGCAAGAGCTTCACATGCTCCTTCTGTAAAATCACTAGGAATTAGTGGTCAATTAACAGGTAGTCGAAGCGGCCTGATAATTGCAGATGACGTAGAAAGTGCGAATAATTCAGCAACTATGGGTATGAGAGATAAGCTTTCTGAACAAGTTAAAGAGTTTGAAAGTATTCTTAAACCTGATGGCCGCATAGTGTTTCTAGGTACAATGCAGAATGAAATGTCATTGTATAACACTCTTCCACAAAGAGGTTATAAACAAAGAATATGGCCAGCTTTATACCCTTCAGATAGTCAAATGAAGAGCTATGGAACAGTCTTAGCTCCAATGATTAAGAATACTATTAATGAAGATATAGTAGGTAAACCCACAGACCCACAAAGGTTTGATGAGGATGATTTAGCACAAAGAAAATTTTCTTATGGTGCTTCAGGTTTTAACTTACAGTTTCAACTAGATACAACTTTAGCTGACTTAAATAAATATCCACTTAAATTATCTGATTTAGTGGTTATGAATACTAATCCTAAAGTTGCACCTGAAAAAGTAGTATGGGCTTCTAGTCCAGAATTAAAACATGAAGAGTTACCATGTGTAGGTTTACATGGTGATGCTTATTATCGACCAATGCAAACAACAGGTGAATGGTTAGATTACCATGGTTCTGTTTTAGCAATTGACCCTTCGGGTCGTGGAGCGAATGAGAGTGCATACGCTGTTGTTAAGATGTTTAATGGTAATTTATTTTTAACAAGGTCTGGAGGTCTTGTTGGTGGTTACACTGATAAGACATTACAAAAGTTAGCAGACATTGCTAAAGAAGAAGAAGTTAATTTAGTTCTTGTAGAGGAGAACTATGGTGGTGGTATGTTTACAAAATTATTACTACCTTTTATTCACAGAACTTATCCAGTTACTATTGAAGAAATTAGACATACAGAAAACAAAGAAAAAAGAATTATAGATACTTTGGAACCATTGATGCAGCAACATAGACTTATTGTTAATTCTAGTGTTGTGCAGCATGACTACCAATCCACTCAAGAATTGTATCAATCAGAGAAAGCTTTGAGATACCAATTGTTTTATCAAATAAGTAGACTTCAAAAAGGTGCTAA